TAACAATATAATACATTATTATTTTCATTATACAATCACCTTATATACAATACTATCAGCACCAAATGTGAAAATACCCCAATCCACTGAATTTAGTTCCTTATCAACATATTGGGCATAATATTCTGATTTCTTCCAATACATATAATAACAGCAATCAATAATATCCCATTGAATGAAATAGTCACCAATATCTAATTCTAAAAATGTCATTATACTACACCATCAATATCAATTCTGAATCTGGTTTCTATGATTTCTTCTACAGATTCCACAATATGATCTGGGCAATTCTTCTGGACTATATTAATAAACTCTCTCAATTCAGTAAATGAACATTCCAAATCATAATAATCCCTTTTACCATCATCTTCAATCCAATGCACCCTATATTTGTTTTTCATTATTCACCCCATTCACCTACACATAATTCATAATTGGTGATTTGATAATCCTCCTCTGTGAAATCACTATACACATCGAATCCATATGATTTATTATTAGATTGCTTCCAACTATTGTATAAAGAATTCATATAGGTTCTTTGTTTAGAAGAAATCCAGCCCTGTCTTTTGATATTATTAGAAAGGTCTGCCAATTTACCCATTCCATTTAGAAATTGATTAATAATCAACCAATCATCTTCGGTAATCGTCCTGTCCTCGTCCATTATTAAATCTCCCGACCTGAATTCATACTATGATAAGTACCATCATCATACCCTTCTAAATACCCCCTATCCTCTCCTTTTGTATATGCAACATACATTAGCCAATAGTCAAAATTATCCATATTGGATACCTGTTGACCTTTTAATTTACTATTATATGTCCGAAACAATATAGTGGCTGTGGCATGTATTTCATTGTATAATTCATCATTCATATAATTCTGCCATAAATTGAATTTCAGTTTCATTAATTAAAGTTTTCATAATATACGAACTCCGGTGCTATTTTAATCCCTCCATTGTATCTTCAACCTATTTTTTACTGACCGTAATATCCATTTATTCCAAAAGTCGCACCTGACTTTGGAATAGGTGCGACTGTGCCATTTCATTTGTATTCTTTTCTTATTCATAAGACTTGTTTCCCTCGACTTCCCAAGCCCAATGTACGGTTTTCCAATCTTCCAAACATTCCTCGAATGAATAGTTAGAATCAACGTGTTCCTTGCCAAATTTAGCACACATTTTATCATACCAATAAGGGTAATAGGTTTCTTTTATTTCAATTTCTGAAACAGTAGAAACCCAACCAGTTTCACCATCAAATTCCTCAAAACTAAAAAACCTTACATTACCCATTATTAATTATCGCTCCTATAACTTTTATACAATAAACATTTTTATTTTTCTACCTGATTATTCTTTTGTTGTCCTGTCTTTAACAAATAATCTTGATAGTCCATAGCACCAGCAATTAAAAATCCAATAATAATTAAAATATATTTCCACATATTATAGATCTCTCGATTCATAAGGAGCAATACTCTTAATTGGAGCATTAGCCATATTAGTATACGAAATAACCATCAAAGAAATTGCCATAATTACATTAATAATCATATTTACTCCTTGGTAATATAACAGATTCAAAAGTATTAAACATAGAATCAAACTTCAAATCATACAATACTTTGATCCCATTTAGAATTTCTAAAATTTGCGATTGTGATAAATTTTTATCTTTAATAGAATTAAAGAGTACATCAATATCTGTTGTTACTCCCCAACATTGAAGAATTTCCTGCTCTAAGTCAAATCTTGTTTTCATATCGTCCTCTGTGTTTGAGCCTGTATTATAACAGGCTCACTAAAGCCTGTCAACAAAAAAATCAATCTTCGTAGATCGGACAACCCACTTCAAATTGCTCCACTAGATTTGAATATGCTTCTGCTTCCATTCTAGTATCAAATACTTTAACTTCACCATTTTTATATGCTCTGTAATATCTTATTTTTAAAGAAGAAATATACTTTTTATTTTCATCAATCAAAGAATTAGATTTCATTTAATATCTCCACTAAAATCAGCTATATCTTTATCATATCGAATTTCAACAAAGATTGGAAGGAATAAAGAATGTTCTCCAGTTTTAGTTACAATACGGCTATTATACTTTACTGCAACTACTTTACCAATTAAATTATCATTAATAAATTTCTTTCTTTGTTCATCATTAAAACCTGAACCAACACCAACTTTAATAATACCATCTGAAGATTCGCAAAGTAAAGCTCCTAACATTCCTTCATATTTACTTCCTATAGTACCTTCTTGAATACCTACAATTTTAAGATCACACTCTAATTCTCCTTTGAATTTAATTTGAGTCTTAGATCTTTTATTTTCCCATATACCATAAATATCTTTTAGGACAATTCCTTCTTGCCCTTGAGAAAGGTATTCTTCGAATATAGTTCTAGCTTCTTCTATATTAAATACAACTGTATTTTGTACAAAAGAAATCTTTTCTGGTAATGTATATTCGGTAACATACAGAATCCTTTCGTGATAAGGATTAGTATCTATATCCTTAATAAAATTATCATAATGAATACAATCCCATATAACAGCATTTACCATAGAAGCCTCTTTATCGGAAAGAGTTCCGCGTTGAGCCTTCATAAGAATACCATTTCCTGTTTTACGATCTAAGATAACTCCATTATCTTTAATAAGAAGTTCTCCATCAAATACCATATCTTTACCATCAGCAAGGATAATAAATTCTTCGATAAGGTTTCCTAGTAAATCTAATTCTTTACCATTACGAGTACGAAAATCAACACTATTTCCTCGAACAATAGCATTAAATCTCATTCCATCAGCCTTAACTTGAACATATGCAGGATACTTAATCTTATCGACTAATTTATCCTCATATTGAGAACAAAGCATACAAGGATATTCTTGAATAAGATTAGGCCATACCGCATTAGCAGTAGAAATAGATACTCCACATTTCAAGTCCTTTTTAATAATGCGTTCTATAACCTTATCATCACCTTCCCTAGAATTTGATAGAATCTCAGTTAAAAACTGAATACCATCATTTCCAGTACAAACTCTGGATGATAAATTAGATAACATCTCAATACTTTCGCTGAGAGATCTATTATATCCAGAGTTAATATATGTAGGAATTTTACGAATATAAAAGTTAGTAAAAGGGTCAAGTGCTAATCTAATAACTTCCTTCAAAAGGTTATTATCAGCATTAGCTTTCAGAGTATCTAATTTGAAATTACGAGAATTATTTGCAGCAAGAGACTCAAAAAATTCATTGATATTCATTTTAATTCCTGTTCAGTTGTTAAATTTCAACTCATTATACATGAATTTTTAAAAAAAGTAAAGTAATTTTTTATTAAACAGTATAAGGTCTAATTTGTACATGATTAAAATAAATTAATCCGTGATTATAAGAAGTCCTAAATTCATAAAAAAACTTAAATGGTTCGAGAAATGCTGAATCTCGATGAGGCAGCATTTCAACAGGAATACAAGCAATTATACCAGACTCGCAAATATATTTGTAACCAAATTGATCTAGTAATATACCTTTGGTAGTGAAATAATATGCGAATTTATGTTCATTATTATCACTAGGACAAATACCTCCAACATAATTTTTACAATTATCTTTAGCAAATGCAATAGCTTTAGTCAATTTCCTATAATCTGAAGGGAATAACAAAAGACTAGGATCACCAATAACATAAGAGCCTTCTGGTAAAGTATACATATTTCCTCAATCATCAATCCAAATAACAAATTCTTTATTATCCGTATCTTCTAGTCTTTCTATTCTATTATAATAATTTAATCCGTCATATCCTTGAACTTTAAATGTCCAAGAATCACCTACCGCGAAAGTTGGAGTACCAAAATCACTCCAATCATACCTTTCTCCAGATGGAGATTCATCATCTTCAAAACATTGCTGGAGTAAACACTTAGTATTAACTCTAGCAGTAGGCCAACCCATCCAAGGATTAAATACTGCAAAACAAAACCTGAAAGGAGTATCTCCATCACCTCCAACAGACCCATTTACATCTCCCCACCATTCAAATCCATCATAACCACTAGACCTATTATCAGTAGAATCCGTCCATTCAATAATATATGCAGGGTCATCTTTTTTATTCAAATGTGGGTCAGGTGGTTCTGGTGGAGGATTCTGTCCAGAATATCCAATTAATTGTACCGCAAAGTATCTACCTGTTTTTTGTGCATTTAGTCCACGTTTTGCTACTAATCTACAAGGTTTAGTCATAAATCCTCCTTATTTTATATTCAACATTGGAATAGAACCGGAACCCATAGTAGTAGTCGGTAATTTACCATCCCAATTCCTAGCGATTTCATATTGTACCAACTGCGGAGAAGCGTTTAGAGCCTTAGATTTCGCTTCAATGGCAGATGCCTCAGCCTCACCTTGAATCTTCGTAGATTCGGCCTCTGCTCTTGCTACAGCGAGTTTAGATTGAGCGACACCATTTGCTTCTTCGATTGCCTTTTGAGCTTCTGCTTTGGTTTGTTGAATTTCATTCTCACGAGTCATAGCCATTTGAGTAGCATTAATTTTTCGATTGATATTTTCAACAACAGTTTGCGGTAAATGTAAAGTACCTACCCAATAAATATGTTCAACAACAATACCAATAGGTTCTACTTCTTTTTTAACGCTAGTTTCTACAGAAGATAGAAGTTCAGTTTTACCTTGTCCATATACAGTTTCAACATCTTGGAATGAAGCTGCTTTTACTAGAGAATCCCTTACCATATTACGAAGGTAAATGTCAGAAATTTCATTAATACCTTTTC